TATAAATTGGAACGATTGCCGAAATCCAAACCCCGTACTTCCATCCCGTAATTACATTAATCAACAACCCAACTGTTAAAAACACAGCGTAACCAATCACCTTTGCAAATACATCTGAAAATCGATTAGATGTTAATTTCTCGCCTCTATGCTTTGCTGCCTTTCTACCTAGATAAGTGTCGACAATTACAAAGATAAAAACAAGTATAGCCACATAAATAGCTGGTGCAAAGAAAGCTCCGATAATCGGCAAGGTGTGAAGTACTGAGTTCGTTAGTTGGGCTTTGAAGGTCATTTTGCTGATTCCTTTAATTTCTCTAAAAGTATTAAATTTTCTTCACTTGCTGCAATTGCAATTGTATTGTTTTCTATTATACCTTCATTAGTTAAAATTTGGTATTGAATTATAATTAAATCGGTCATGATAAAACATTTGAAGTTGAAAGTGAGAATGTACGAACGGGAATATATCTACAAGCTGCAACTGTTTTGCTTAAGTTACTCAAACTTGCGTTACCCGTTGAGCCTAAGAAGTAAGCGTTAAGTGTATTTATGGGATATGTTGTCGAAGTCCATATATTCAAATCAGCAGTTATACTGAAAGGTGCATAGTTCAACACCGTTGTAACATAACCACCACGCTTACAAATGTTGTTTAATTCGTTATCATTCGTAACCCTCCAATCTGAAAAACCACCAAAGGATAAAGCTATGCATTGAACTCTTGCGTCTTCCCAATTTTGATTAGTTGTGCTTAATGAAATTCGATAACCTAAAAGCGTTGAGCCATTCCAAGTAGACCAATCAAGTACAACTTTATCCGTATATGTTTGACCGCCAAGTGAATCGGTAAATCTATTTGTTGTTGTGTTTAATGTTGCGCTTCCGTTGTTGTGTAATGGCGCAGTATCTAATGTTACAAAGTCAGTTGCTCTACCTTGTGATAAAGTAGCTGCATCATCTTCTAAAGCATACGAAACAGTCTGACCAGTCTTCATTAAAGTTGCTGTACTTCTTTGTGCTGGTGCAGAAGGCAGTACAATAGTTGCATGGTTACCCGAATCAGTAACACTTATTGGAGTAATGACGTTGTTCGATGCATCTCTCAATCGAATGTCAAGGGCTTCCGTTGCGTGTATATCAAATTGCAAAGTACCGTTTACTGATATATCGTTGTTATCTACAATATAGTCAGTCGAGGAATTACTTAACAAAACAAGATTTGTTATCGTTCCGTCATTCTCTTTTTTAATGTGTAATAAAGCGTCAGGAGCAATTACACCAGCACTTCCTTCAGCTGGAATAAAAGTTGTGCTTATTATATTTGAATTGGTATCTTTTAAATTAACAAAACTATCTTGAATTAGTTGTGTTTCAGTTGCTCCACTTGGTATAGCGTTTGAGTATAATTCGTTACCATTTGAATCAGTAATTATCTGAGTAGCATCATCGCAACTTGGTGAAGGAGGACCAGGCACAGCATCAACAGGTACTTGACATCGACCATGTGATGGAATCTCAAAACGTATATCAGCAAAGTAACCAACTAAATTATCTAGCTCTTTGTCGCATCCAAATTGACCGATTGGGTCTTCAACTATATTAATATCATCAACTCCGTAATCATTCCACCAAACACGAATATCTCTAAGGATTAGACTTGTATCGTTTGCATTTTCCCAAACATCTAAACGGTCATCGTTTATACGCTCGTAAACATACACTCTTAACGTGTGTACATTCATAGCTCTATTTACAGCCACGTCAATTGGCGCAACAAATAACAAAGGATAAGTATTTTCTTCTGTTATGTAAGCACTTCTATGGTCATCAGCTTCAAAGATAACACGCCCTTGTAACTGTCCATGACCATCAGCAAACGCTGTGATTGAATCTTTTATTGTTACTAGTGTGTTTATAGCCATACTGTGTCGCTTCTAAAATTACGTTCGCCATCTGGAGCTGTGATTTCTCTATTCGTTGGGTCTTTGTAAAGTGGGAAATTATCTTTATTAAGTTGTAAAAATTCTCTCAAATTTCCTTCATGTACCTTTGCAAACTTTAAGATATTAGTTCTAATATACTCAACCGCTTGAATACCCTCACTTGCTGAATAATCACCGCTTTGTGATTGAACTCCTTTGTTTGATATTCTAAAAGAAAGATTCGGAGCAGCGTCATAGGCTGCATAAAAAGCTGTGGTATATTTCACGAAGTCTATTAACTCATCCTCTAGTGCATCGGTTGTACCCGCATTGAATTTAACTAGCAAGTCCTGAGTAAACGTATAACCTAGAATTGGCTCAATATAAACCTTGACGCTCATCGGTATGTAAGGTGCTAAGTCCTTTGCATCTACGTTTTGAGTTATGTGTGTTTTGTCCTTTATAAAGGCTTCTGTAACAAAGTATATCATTCTGCTGCGAGTAATTGGTTAATAGTATCTGCATCTATTCCGTATGCTGCTAAACGTGTTCTTGCTAAAGGCTCAGCTAATCTGCCCTTTGAGAAATCTCTCATTATTCTCATCATGTCCATGTTATCCTTTGCGCTTAGTCCTCTGAGTGTTGCGTTACCCGTATCAGCTAACTGTTCAGCTTGTGGCGCAGAAGGTGGTGCAATTGTACCTTCTTGTACGTTACCAAGTAAACGTGTAGCCTCTTCGTTTGAGAATCCATATATTAACTCTAGTAAAGCAATTGCAGAGCCCCTGTCTGTCAGTCCTTGTGCAACCGATGTTTGAATTTGTATAATTCCTTGAACACCTCCAACGCTCCCTTTCAGTTGCGCTCTTGCTTCAGCTTCTCTGTCAGTCGCTACTGGCTCACCATTTGTTACAGCAACTCCACCATCTAACATTTCTTTAATAGTAAGTATATCCGTTTCATTAATTGTAAGCTCACAAGGTACACCGCAAATCGTAGCTAGTTCGTTTAGATAGTCTTGTATAGTTTCTCTATTAGAATTCACCCATAGCTTCTTAAACTGTTCAGCACTAAACTCAATTTCTTCAGTCGCTCCCAAAGAACCAGCAACACGAACACCCATTAAAGCAGGATTCAAGTTGTGCGATATTGCCACCTCTTCTTTATATTCCTTGCTTGTTTGCTCAAATAAAGCATGGTTATCTGTTGTGCTTACAACTTCAACATCGGGCAAATTATCTTTACCGTTTGCTTCAACTTTCATAGCACGCCCGTAGTTCTTAGCACCTTTAGCATTTTGACGCATTCCAGCAGTCCAAACATCTCGCTCATCGGGTGACATGATGTAAGGATATTTGTATATCACGCTCGGTTGTATTCCATTCTCAATAGCTGATTTATGAAGCAAAGCAATATCAGCTCCTACCTTTTGCCAATTTGCTGAAGATACCCAATCAGGCATACCATAAGCCCTGAACCCACCTACTGAATTTTTAAGCTCCAATACTTGCCATTCATCAGTATTACCTACTTTATAAGGTGTGAATATTAATTGACCTGTTGAACGTGTCCAATCTCTTGAATAAAAATAGTTTGCAGGTATATCGTTGAACAACCCTACTTGTGAATTTCTGATATTTTCAGGGTCAATTAACTTGAAATGGGTGTATTTCTTATACTGTTTTGAATAGTGTATAATCGCAATTACTCGACCATGTTTAACGAAATCTAGCACAATATTCTCACTAGACTTTTTAAACTTCGACATCGTTTCAAATTGCTTAATAGCTATCTTTTCAGCTACATCTAGGTTATCATAGTCATTCCATTCGTAACCATTCCCAATTACACTATACTTTTTAAAGTTGCAACACGCCTGATGCATTGGTGCTGAGATGTATAATTGGTTTAAAATTTGAGGATAAAGATTCGATTCACCAAACCAAACGCCACCAGTTCTGTTAACGTAATCATCAACTAAAGGCTGCGATAAATCCAAGCCCTCAGTATTGATTGTACGGAAACATTCTAATTCTTTGTTTTCTACCTTTGGCGTTGGTATTATATCTTTACTAAACCATCCCATATCAATTTCCTATTTGTGTTGTAACAACAATAAATCCTTTTTGTAAAATCCTGCCCGTAGTATCTTCAACATCCAACGTAGGCTCAGAGCTTTCATATACACTATATGACCATTCTCCTTCTATTAAATAAACCTCGCCATCTAAACCTACTGCATTAGTTGTTTCAGTTATGACTATTAAATCGTATCTAATATTTGAAGTAGCTTGAAGTGAACAGCTAACAGTTGGTCCATCTAAATCAAACTTATTTGTAAACACTATTAGATAATACGGATCGAGTAACTGTGAACGCTCCGATAACGTAACACAAATATTGTTAACTGTATTTTTTTCTATGACAAAATTACTCATTACTTTATATGTACAAAAAAAGGGGCTTGTTTGACAAACCCCTCATTTTCATGCAAATTAATTTTAAACCGCTGCGATAAGCAAAGCTTCAACTATATCTGCATCCACTTTGTATAACATATGACGCTCATTTTCTGAAGTCAATGTTACAGGCATCTGTTGACCAGCTGCACGAGTGTTATTAGTCGCTGCTGAGTTAGCCGATAATCGCAATCCTTGGTCACTTCCAAGCATCCACCAATCATCGTTGTTATCTTGAACAACCGCAATCAAATCTCTTCGACCAGCAGCAAGTAAACTAATTGCGTTACGCTTTCTTAAATCTATTCGTCTAAATCCTAACTCAATACTTTGAGTGTAAGAATGTGTATCAGCTACTAAATCACCGCTCCAATCTTGACTAAACATTGAAGTATCTTTTGTTAAAGGGAAATCTTCAAATTTAGTACCAACTGTACGTGTGATAGCTGTTACTTCGCCATCGGTATCAGGTGCTGAAGTTGCTGTTACGGTAAGTCCCGTTACATCTTCAAACGATCCGATAAGCGCACGTTTAATTGCTCCGAGGTTATTATCCCCGCAGTCTTTAGGAATCCCAACTAATGGGCTACAAATTGCCATATCTTTCTATATTAAATGATTAAAAAATAGGAGGGCTTTTACACCCTCCGTTTATCAGAAGATGTGGAAATAAATCTCTTCAGCGTTAGTGTATGAAGGTTGGAATTTGAAGTCAACACGTACACCAATCTTACGAGATAATGTAGTCTTCATAAAGTCAACAATATTGAATCCTAACTCCTCATCCATAAGGTCCATGATGTTAACCAAGTTATCCCAATAAGTTGCAATGATTACGTTATCAGAAGCTCCATCAGCTCGGTAGATTGGTGTACCTTGGAATGTTAAAGTTACATTCTCAATGTAGTACAATCCACTTGCTTTGTTATCTGCAACAGCATCAGCTAAAGCGTCATATACATTTGTAGCAACAATATAAACGAAGTCCTTACGTCTACGAACACCCTTAGGCAATACGTTACGAGCTTGCTTTAATTTAGCAATTACGTTTGCATCAGTAATAGCAGAAGCAACACCACCGTTCCCAACAGTTGGTACAAGAATGTTTGCATCAGCAGCCATTAAAGTCTCCAATCCATCAACACCATTTGCAGCAATTGTACCTGTAAATGTGATGATTTCCATTTGCTCAGTTAACTCTTCAGCTAATTTGTCAAAAAAGAAATTCATGAAAGCAAAGTTCTGATTGAACTCGTTTGAGCCTCTAGCTAATTGGTCAGATACAAAAGACTCTTCCAAAGAAGCAACACAGAAAATAGTTGCGTACATCAAAGGCTTAACCTCATATTCTTTTTGTGAAATCTCAGTGTTATCAAAATTAGGGTCACATGAACCAGCTTTGATAGTAACACCAGTTACATCAACACCACCCAAGTTAACTCGGTCTTTAACACCTAACAACTGACGGAACTTTGAACGAGTTTTCTCGTCTCCAATCATTGCTCTACGGAAGTACTCAGTAGCGTTTGTTGTATAATCTGCTGAAGCATCAACAGTCATAGCCATCTCAATAGCTTTACCTTCAACTGTTGTTGGGTCAAAAAACGCCTTCTTTGCGTTCTTGAAATCTTCCTTAGAAAGATTAATTGTTTGTCCGTATAATTTTACAGACAATTCGTTTACTTTACTCATTTTATTTTTGGTTTTTAATTGTGTTTATACTGTCTGATATACGTCTCCACATTGGTCGGTTATCTGACATCTCTACTGGAAGCTCCTCTAATAATGGT